GTCAGGCCGATCTTGCCGTAGCTGGGGGCCACACCTACGCCGCCCGAGATCAGCGCATTGCCCGTGGCTACATCGGCCAGCTTGGACAGCGCGGTGGTGGTGGAGGCGTAGAGCAGATCGCCCACGGCATAACTTGATTGCCCAGTGCCCCCGCTGGTGGCCGCCAGCGTGCCGGCTAAAGTCACCGCGCCAGTCGTAGCAGTTGCAGGCGTAAGCCCTGTAGTGCCTGCGCTAAATGATGTAACTGCAACGCTGGACGGCGTTGTCCAGGTTGGTGTTCCAGCGGCAGCAGAAGTCAGAAATTGACCGCTGGTGCCCGCTGGCGTAAAGGCAATTGCAGACCCAGTGCCGTAACCAATACCGCCAGCCGTAGGCGAGCCATTCAAGTTGTACGATGCAATCGTGCCCAGTTCAGGTCTGGACGGAAGCGTATCAAATTGATTCTGAAGGTTGAGCGTCGCTTGCTCGTACTGCGCAATCATTGACGCAAGCTGAGCTTGGTCATACACGATGCCAAGCTGGCCAAGCACGGCTTCTGCTTGGTCTGACATGGCCGCAAGCTGCGCGCTGTCGCTGATTTGTGCGATCTGGCCGGTCAGATCATAAACAGGTGGGCCAATCTGAAGATCGGATAGCGAAGTGTCGTTAGCGCCGCCGCCGGTCAGATTGAACAGATTGAAGAAGAAGCGATACCATTCCCGCGACATAAGACCGGTGCGCGGGTCAATGAACTCAACGCGCGGCGCGGGGATGTTGGTGATATTGATCGGGCTAGGCATTGGTCGGCGACAAGTGAAGTTCAGCGCCCATAATGGCGATCTTTACCGGGTCAGTGCCCGACACCTCATAGACTCGATCACGCAGCTTCATGGTCATGCCCAGCCTGCGCCAGAGTACGCGTCGGCCATACTCACCAATCTTGCCCATGCTGCGCCAATGCTCGTTTGACCATGTATGACCGGCATCATCCGACCAGCGGAGCATGACCTGGGGGTCTGTACCCTGAACCGTGGAGACCGACACCAAAATCGTTGTGCCGCTTTCAGCCAGCAAAGCCAGTCCAACTTCAGTGTTAAGCGAGTTCAGCAGCGTAGAAACGTCATTGCCATCCAGACCAACGCCCGATTCACAGTCAAGCTGAAGGCTGTGGTGGGCCATACGATTCAGATTGTTCTGGCCGGTTGGCAACGCACGCCAGGATCGCAGCCACTTCTGAATGTCGCCGTTGTCGGAATACGTGGTGAGGTCAAAGGCATAGATGTTGCCATTAGCGTAGTCGCCCACGACAATTTCACCGCCAAAGTTCATTTGGCAGTTGCTGCGGTGCCGCGTGAATTGACCATTGCTGAACCCGGCGCGTTCGTGCCAGGCTTGTGTGGCTACGTCATACACCCACGTCTTGCCTGCTGTGGGGAATACCAGCACATAGAATGCGTGGCCGTCTTGCTGGTAAGTGTAAGCAATCGCATCGGAAATATCCGAGTATTGTTGAATCTGCCATTCTACGGCGTGCGTGCTAATACGCTGCCCAGTGTAGCCATTGGCGCGATAGACGATGCCGTTACCGCGAGCATCAGACCCCAGCCAGAAGATGCCGTTATCCAGCTTGGCTACCGAGTAAGCGGCGGCACAGCCGATCTCGTTGAACGCACCTTGAATGCGCGCCAACGGGAAGTCGGCGTTGCCAGCGTCGTACCAAACTTCTACTGAATTAGTACCAAACAGCCACGCTTCGCGGTGGTCAATGATCAGCGAGACGAGTCCGTCGGGCGACCCTTCCGCGCTGGCAAAATCAAGCGGATCAACTTGAGTGCCTTCAAGCAGACTCGTAATCCAAACTTTTTGACTGTTAGGCTCATTGAATACAAAGTAACCATCTAAGTACCCCACTGTTACCGCGCCCGGAAAATCGGGGTCGGTAATCTGTTGGAACACAGAAGTGGAAGAATTGTAGATGTAGCTCGGGCCGTTACAAGCAATAAATAACTGGTTGCCGTTATCCGACATGGACACCGGCCCGGAACCTGACACAGTACCGAGCAGTGTCACTGCCCAGCTAGAGCTAATCCGGTAAAGATTGGTGCCGCTGACCGCGTATCCGTAGCCGCCGTACTGCCACAACCCACGGACAGGGCCGTCGCCCAAGCTGGCAAGCAAACGCAGCCCTGGCGCGCGACTCAAAAACGCAGGCTCTTTGCCCGCTTCCGGCACCATCTCGGGAAACAGATTCACCATGCGGCTATCCGCAGCATTGACGCTGCGGGCTACATAGCTGGAACCGAGAATTGGGGTTTTCATAATGCGTCTTGATAAATCCAGTGTGGGCTGTCATCAATCCAAATATCAGCTTTTATAATTGAAGCTTTTGCTTTTCGGCTGGTGTAAACAACATCAATTGGAACGTCGCTCACTACTTCATCAGGCCTACGCATTGTGACAATCTTTACAGTATGACCACGGGCACGCGCCGACTGGATAAAATCCTCCCACAACACCGGGTCGGCGGTGTAGGTTTTGTCGTAGTCAAGTGCAATAAGCATCAATAATTCCCTGCATACACGTTGAAGCGTTGGCGAGTAGCCACCAGCGAGTACGGCAGGCTCATAACGTCGTCAGGATTGTTGATGCGCTTGATGTTGCGCTTGGCAGACATGGCGATCCGTTTGACCTGCGGCGAAGGCTCTACACCAAACTCAGCCGCAATTTCGCACGCAAGGTTGTAACGGAAAGCGCGCAGATAGCCAGGGGGAAATGCAAGATCAGTTGCCAGCGTTGCAGGCTGCGAAAGGGGTTCAACCGAAATGAAGTGCCATTCCAACGACCGCGTAGGTTTCGGGTAGATGAACATCGAAACGTCGGGGTACGTTTCATTCACAAAGATAACTTGCGGATACGTGGAAGTAACCGTTTTGACGGCGATGCCGTTATATTGCTGCTGATTGATGAACTTAATGCCAAACGACACGTTAGTGCTAGGGTCGCGGTAGTAAGTAGCATCATCCAACCTAACCGGACGATTACCTACAAAGTTTCCCGTCGGGCCTAGTGTTCGCGTTATCTCATCAACAGGCCAAGTAAATACTTGATCCTGAGTGCTAAACACCGAAAGTCGTTCAATGTTCCACGAATCAATCATCTGATTCATGGCAAACAAGGCGTCGGCAGAAGTCTCAGCAGAGGGTGACTCACCTTCGGCAAGCTGCCCAATCAGACGCAACGCGCCGTTAATCAAGTCACCAGCAGTTGCCATCAGGCTCCCCTTTTAAGCTGCAATCTTCGGCGGTCGTCCTCGCCGTTTCACTTCAAGTTCATTGACTGGCGCGGATTCCGAGACAGGTTTCTCGGGATTATAGCGCACCCAGCCATGTGATTCATCATACTCAGCCTCAAGTTCCATAGTAGCGACCTTGGTGCCGTGACGTTCGTGTTTGAGATAGATATTCATAGGATAAAACGGGGCCGAAGCCCCGTTTGGCTTTACAGTACGTGGATCACAGCAAAGTTGATCACAACCGCTTCAGACAACGCGCCGCCTGAAAGGTTGCGCAATGTAATTGTGCAGCTTCCAACGCCTTTGCCGGAAACCCAGCAGTTGTATGCACCAGCAGTAGCACCAGATGCAACACTTAAAACCACAACATCTTTAGCGCTGATTGTGCTGTTTGTCAAAGTGAACGTGACGTTCGTGACGTTAGCCAACTCAGCGTTGTTCATGGTAATCTGGCCAGCAGACTTGTTCAAAGTCACGCCAGTTGATTTGCTTGTCAATTGAGTCACTGCGCCGCTTGCTTCTGCGGCGTAACCCAACTCGCCACCAGACATCACAAAGTCAGACCCAATGATGTTTTGGTCTTCGTAGGCAACGCCAATTGATTTGGTATTGGAGGTCATAATTTTTCCTTGTAAAACAGGGGCCGAAGCCCCCGTTTAATCTTTAGGCGATTTTGTACACTACATAAGCGCCGTCGCCAGTCTTACGGAAACGGAACAGTGCGCTAGTAGTGGCAGCCAGCGAAATAACAGCGTTGCCGCCGTTGGTCACGCCAGTGCTAAGAGCAAACGCCGCAGTGTAAGTAGCCGCAGCCGCATTCACCAACGCCAGATCAAACGTGCTGCCCACGCGGGCGCTAGGCACAGCCGCGTCAATCAAAGCGGCAGTAGGAAGCGTCAGTGTGGCGTTAGCCGTAGGAGTCGCTACCAGAACGCCACCAACAATTTGAGCAGCCGTCAGGGTTGCAGTGTCAGTAGCAGTTTGAGGGGCGGCAGCGTAACCAAGGATAGTTTCGTTGTTATTGCCGGAGCCAACTTGATAACCACCCGAACCATTAGGAAGAGCCATGATGTAATCCTTTCAATCGTTAAAAACCCCCGGCGAACCGGGGGGTTTGCAAACTTAGCCCCAGATACGGCAAGCCATTTGCGGACGAATTGCGCTGTAGCCGTAGAGTACGTCAATACGGCAGGGCATACGGTCGTTGTTGATGTCGTATTGACGCACAACACGCAGCGAGATGCCGTTATGCACAGCACGCGAAGCCATATCCACGCCTTGCGGCAGGAGAAGGTCGGCGGTGGCAAACGTGATCGCATCCTTGTGATACACAAGGTTTTGAGCGTACTGCGAAGCAGCGGAACCCAGCATGGTGACAGCCTTGCCGCTGGCGGGCAGCACATTGACGGTCGCCAGAGCGTGAGCAGCGGAATACAGGGACGGGTAGAACTTCAGCGTGCCGGAGCTAGATGCGGTCAAATCTTCAGTCACGACGAATTGCTGGAGCGAGCCAGTGGATTCGCGGGTTTGCGGATTGACAGCATACACGTCGGCGATGGTGAACACGTCGCCCACTTTCCATGTTTTGCTGGAGCCAGTGAAAGAGATGCTAACCGACGAAGCGCCTTCGGAAGTCACAGCAGCGCCGAGGGTGATCGTGGTGCCCCAATCGCCGGTGGTGTGCTGTTTGATCGACTGGGACATGTTGATTTCATCAAAGCCCAACACGCCCGTGCCCATCATGCCATTCTTGAATTGCTTGGAAATGGTGTCGGTGGGGTTGAACAGACCCTTCATGCCTTCCACGAGGCCAGCGTTAGCGGCTGGGTTCACGGTGGCATAACGGGGCGACATAACAGCCGCGTTTTCGTTCAGCTTCTGTTGAGCTTGCAACAGAACCAGCGAAGTCGAAGGAGTTGTGCCGGGGGTGCCCACGCTGTTGCCGATGTACTTGTAGGCGTTAGCCACGTCAGCATCAATGGAGGAAGCCAGTTGGCTGATACGCGGCTTCAGCACGCGGTCAGCAAAGTCATCCAACTGCATGGTCAATTCAGCAGAGGTGAAGTTGATGCCGATATGCTTCTGGTTTGCCACGGACAAGGTGGTGAATTGTTCGTTGTCGTCCTGAGTTTGCAGGGCGGCACCGTCAGTCACCAGCGCGCGGTCGGGCAGACGGATACGCAGTGTGGAGCCGATTTTCGCGCCTTCAACGGCAAACGAATCGTCGTACTGGCGGTTCACGTTACGAGTAAGCACAAGATTATTCTCAAGGATTTCCAGCGCCTTGCGAGTAATCATGTCGATGGTTAGGATGCTATTTGCCATGATGATTCCTTAAAAGAAGTTAGCGGTTGCGTTGCGCTTCAGCTTTCCGAATTTGCCGGTTACGTTCTGCTTCAATCCACTCCGACGCGCTCATGGTTTTAGTTGAGCGTGGGTCAGTTGTATCGTAAGCAGTTCCGCCAGTAGAGCGGGCAGTAACAGGTGCAATCGGTGCCGGAGCACTAGTCGTTTTCTTTGTGACCGGCTCAGAAGCTAACTTAGCTTCGATCCGACCAATTTCTTTGGCTTGTACGAGGGGCGACAAACGAGAAATACGGTCAGCTTCTTTCGGATTAGAGCCAAGGTAATACGCTAGGTCTGGCCCTGCATCGGAAGATCGAATTGCCTCTGCCATCACGTTGGTGATTCGCAGATTGGGGTTGTATGCGACTTGCTCGAAGTCCTCATACTTGTCCCTGGCCTGCTCTTCACGCTCTTGATAGGCACTCAGCACTTCTTGCTGTTGCCGTTGAACTTCCCGCTGCTGGAGTCGTTCTTCTGCCTTACGGTCTGCCAATGCTTCGGCATACGCTTCAACAGATTCAAACTGATCCACGGGCGGCAAATCCACTGGCGCACTACGAGGCGCTTGTTGCTGCGTCCGTTGTGCTTGTTCCCGTTCCCACTTGCGCTGTTCTCTTGCAAGCCTTTTACCGATAGCCGCATCCAGTTCTTCCTGTGTGAAAGTCTTGGATACTGTTTCGGCAACTTCCGGCGTCGAAACTTCGGGTTCAGGTGAGGCCGTCTCAACCTGTTCCGGCGCGGGTGCTTCCGCTAATGCTGCAACTTCTTCATTCATGGTTGATTCCTGTGGAATCCCTGGTCTAACGGGCCAGTACGTTTAATACAGTTTAATACTATTTTGTTTATTTTGTAGCCCAACGATTAAAGACTACGCGTGATCCAGACGCCGCACTGCCAGCAAGCCCGGCAGTCAATGTAATAGACGTTGTGCCGCCACCACTGGCAATCGTAGTCCAATGCGTGTCGCGGTTATCTAAATTGATGCCTATTACGTCGCCGTTTGCGGTGCCCGTCCCGTTGGCAACGGTGATGCTAGTCGCCCCACTCAAAGCCCCGGCACTCAAGGTTGTTTCAAGTGAAAAAATGCAAATGTAAAACGAAAGGCCATTTGTATTTACACAAGTCCAACCTAAAGGAACAAAACCTTGCGTCGGTATAGCAGTGACCATCTGCATTGGAGACTGATACCTAGCCTCAAGCGGGTTATTTATGGTGGTCTTGCTGTACCTAACTACGTCAATATCACGCGACAACGCATTGGCAAGTTGTCCATTAGAGGAACGTACCCCTAAAACAACATATGCCACACCCGCAGTTATCGCCGCAGCAGTAAGTCGTCCGTAAGCGTAACTAGCGCCGGTTCCGTTGGTTAGTATATTTCCCGATGCTGCAGTTAGATTTCCTGTCGTCAGGAAATTAGTTACCGCAGTAACGGCAACAAGATTTTTGTCGTAGAACGCCACGTAAGCGCGGTAACGAACCGTGTCTCCGCTGTTCTCGTTCCGGTAGTTAAACTGATACACGTCGTCTTGTACCGCTTGCACAAAGTCCGATACACATGCGTCAGTATTATTACCAGCAATAATCCTCTGTAATTGCGGCAATCTTGCAGATGCCTGCCCAGATTTATTATTTACAATAGCATCTGCAATAGATGCACCGGCAACGATATTGGATCTGTAAATAACAGATTTTGAGTCATAAACAACGTTGCTTACACCGTTGTCTGTAATAGTACCGGTTACAATCGGGCTTAAAAAACCAATAGACTCGCTGCTGTCCCAAGTGTTTTGAATGATGTTTCGGCTTGCGTTTGTGCCGAAAACAATGGTTGTCGGCCCTGTTTCAAACCGCATACCATAAAAATAATTGTCAGAACCACGGTCAATGTTAATTGAAGCCGTATTTTCAAGAGCTCCGCTATAGAAATTATTGTGGTTATGGGCGTAAGTCCCATTAATCAAAATGTTGCTTGTGCGGTTTAAATAAAACTGATTTTCGTTAATCCACTGGACAGAAGATCCAGTCGTTGCAGGGTTATTAGTTAGCTCAATTGTTTCAGCATACTTAAGCCAAAAACTGCTGTATGCAGATGAATAATCTGTGGCATTTACCGCTGGCTCAGTGTCTGCATAGATTTGAAAATAAGTCGCTCTATCAACATAAATATGCTGGCCTTTTGCACCAATACAACGAACCGTTGGGGTTGCTGAAGAATCTGTCCCAACACTTCGCGTTACACTAAAGAATTTTTGCTCTGGGTTATTTGCGTTTGTTGCATTACCACCAATAAATATGCCGATTCCTGCGTGTGCAACATTTATAGATGCGTTAGAAAAATCAACTGTAATGTATCGAAAATTTATCGATGATGTAACGCGATACGATCCTTCAGCGCAAAGCGTCAGACCGTTAGAAAGACAATATGTAATGGCAGCTTGAATCGCCGCCGTGTCATCCGCCACGCCGTCACCGACAGCGCCGAAGTCTTTGACGCTCGCCGTCTGACGAAGTTTGGCTTGAACGGTAGTCGTAACGGCACCTGTGCCTGTTGGCACGTAGGGCATGGTGGCAAGCGTGGTTTGGACAGTCGCGCCGCTCTGCACAACCGGCACAAGTTCGGCGCCAGTCAGCGGAAGGGTGGCTGCTGGGAGTTCGGAGATTTTTGTGCCGGCCATGTGTGCTTACTCGTAAACGACGGTGAATTCGATGGTGTTAGCGGCCACAACGTACAGCCCTTTGCTGAACCACATGCCTGCGGGGAAACTCAAGTACTGAGCACCTGCCGTAACCGTAATGGTGTTGGCAATCTTAGGATCATTAGTGTCGGCAGTTGCAGAATCATAAACAGCAAGAGTGCCGCTTGTAGTGCTAGAAACAAAAATGCCGAACAGTTTGCCCGCGCCGACTTTGACCTGATTGGTTGTTGCAAGTTGCTTATAGAGAGCCATTTTTTACCTCAAGCCAAGAAGCGAAGTTTGTATAGTGTCGAGAGGTAAAGCCCGACAATTTCATCAATGATGTTATGGATAGCGGTGCAGTCCTTATCGACTACCTTGTAACGTACAGACTCAATTTCATCCATTTGGTTCTGCAAGAATTCTACGATATTAGTCGTCTTTTTGGCGGGTTGCAGGGCAATTCCGCCAATCAGACCGTATTTGCCTTGATACGTTTCGGCAAAGTTATCCGCCAAATCAACAATACTTTTATAGAACTTCTGCAAAGCCTTGTGCTTGGCATAGCTGCGGGTATTCAGATGCACCGAATGGGCTACGTCGCGTCCGAGGAATAGCAGACCGACAAAATCAGCGGCTTTCATTGCATTCCTTCCATTGGTTGCGGTGCCTGCTCAGGCATCATTTCTTGAGGTTGTTGCCCCATATCTTGCATCTCTTCGCCCGGCAGATCTTGTCCCGGCATCTCAGCCATCAAATCACCCGAAGTAATCATGCCATGTACGGTGCCCATGACAATATCCTGAATCTGCTCTGGTGACATGCTGGCTTGAACCGCGCTGATACGTTGCGTTTCGGCTTGGTATGCTTTGACCTGAGAATCAAACTCTTTGATTTCAATGTCGCGCATTTCCATCGACTTGCTGACGTTTTGCAGCATCTGGTGCAGTTGATCAAGTTCTTGACCCATCGCCTGCATTTGCTGTTCGGCGGCCTGCAACTCCGGCGATTTGTCGCCATCTTCCAGCAACTTCGGGTCAATTGTTTTCTTGAGACGTGCTGCAAGTTCATCTGCACCCGGCCAATCCATGTTCTTGACGAACAGATCGCCAGCCACAGCCCAAAGTTGCGGGCTACCTTGCAGAATCTGACTCATGGCGTCCATAGCTTCCTGACGCTTGGTCATGTAGCTGGGGCCAGTGGTCACGCACACGTCGTACTTGCCGATGCCGGGGTTGTAGATCTTCTTTAGCACAACGCCGGTCTCATCCACGATCTTCTTGACCGGCTCTTGCTGAGTCGGGTCAATGGAGGCCATATCGGTTGTGCCGTCCATGCCGATGATGCGTGCAATTCGCTGCGTATCGTAGATCTTAGGGATCATATCCACGATCTGACGGGTTACATGACGCACGGCGCGGGCCAGATTATCGACGTAGTGATAAGTACCCGTATCGCCTTGCTTCTCACGCGCCAGAATAGCCCGGCCAGAGCGTTCGTTGCCCATCATGCCAAGGCTGGCGTCATACTGTCCAGTCGTCGATTTGATGTCCTCAGACGCGCCCATTTTGGCTTGAATCAAGCCTGTTTGGGCCATCGGCGGCATGGCACGCTGCGGCAGCGGCAGAGTCTGGCCTTGGCCGTCGGTGACGTCAGGATTGACTTCCAGATAGGGCCAATTCTGCGTGTTAGCCGTTTTCCATTGCTGTTCGTAGCCTTCAAACTGACCGCCGTAACCAATGAACGGTGCCTTGGGTGCCAGCGCCAGCATTTCGGCTTCTTGGCTCACCCAATAGTTGTACATACGCTGCGCGTCCTTGGCGTTGCGCACAAGGCCGGACATATAGATGCGACCATCTACTTCAAATTCGTTGCCTACAACCTTCACCACCGGGATGTACTTGCCAGCCCATTCTTGCTCTTCCAGCACTTCGTAGCCGTTGATCTTGCACCATTTGACCTTCTGGCGATCCACACGGCGAGTCTTGATAGGCTTCATGCCCATCGCCTTCATCTGCTTATCTTCAGGCGTACCTTCAAAGGCGGTCATGCCGTCGCGGTACATGTTCAGCGTGGCAGGTTCGTGATCAATGTAGAAGTATTCGGCAATCCGAATGGTGTTCTCGTTCAGCCACTGGTTGATCGACTGATCGCCCACGCCCATCTGTTGCAGCGTTGTCACCGGCGAAGCATCCGGGAACATGCGCTCGTAATCTTCTTTGGTAATGTCCTCGGTGATAAAACACCACTTGGCGTCCGCGCCGCAGGGGTCTTGAATCATTGGGTCCATATAGACCGAGAAACTGTTTCGCACGCGCCCGATCTTAATGTCTTGGTCAAACGTGTTCTCGTCGCAGTATTCCGTCAGGATACGGATGTAGCCTTCGCCATACGCAACTTGATTCTCGCACGCGGTGTCATAAGCAACATCGGCGTCGGAGATGTACTCAATGTGCCGGACGATGCCGTCGAAGATTTCAGCGACTTCAATGTCGGCTTTGTCGTCAGCAGGAATGACTTTTCCCGCAGGGCGGTTCTGGCGCTGGTCATTCGTAACCTGTTTAACGTGCTGTGGCAGCTTGTTGATGGTGAGGCAAGGGCGTGCGTTGATCGTCTGCCCTTGAACCGCACCACGGGTCGCTAGAACGTCCGCAGGCCACTGCCAGTGGTTATCCGGCGAGCCTGCGAAGAACCGCAGATCGTCCAGTTCATCTTCGCGGCTTTCGGAATACGCCGAAATCGCCAGATTGAGCCTGGATCGGGCAGTTGAGAGCAGTTCTTTGTCTTGCTTCGCCATTAAGCGCCCATCCATGAATTGATAACGCTGTTACCTTGATAAGTACGCGGTGTATTCTTATCCGCATACTCTTTATGCGCCACCGGGAAAGCAAACGTCACCGCCAACGCATCTGCCGCATCAGGAGAAGCCAGCCCTCGGGCTTTCATCTCCTTTTTGCCTTCCAAAAAGATAGTCCCTTTGGAATCAGGCTTCTTGGTGGGGCCAATAAGGTCTGATTTTAACTGCCGATCCGTGGGAATACTAGCAGTTCTCAGCCATTCGCGCATCGCACCCCACATTTCCGCCCGCCGATTGCCCCACATAATAGGTTTGGACGACTTCCAGCCGAAATTGACGCCTCTGACCTTATACCGTTGCTCAGTCAGACGATCCAGAATGCCGTAACCCAGCCCACCTTCGTCGATCACCGTCAGCGCAGGTCGGAATTCCTCAATCGCCTCGATTACCCGACCCACAATCGTCATGGTGTCCTCACCCTGATAGCGTTTGATCGAGATAATGTCCCGTCCCTGCCGCGCCAGTATCACCGTTGAGTCCGCGCCGCTGCGCGCCGGGTCCACCCCTACGATAATCGGCGCGCTGGTGTCCTGATACCGTGGCCGCGCTTGCGCCTCATCAACCAGTACCGGCGAGATAAACTGATCCTCACCCGCGCTGGGGAACTCGCCATACACTTCAATCCGCGCTTGGCTGGAATCCTCGCCATACTCCGCGATGATCTGCTCATACACTTGTATGTCCGTACCTTCTACCGTACGTGCATCAATATTGCGCGTCTTCCAGAAGTTACGTTTCGAGTTGAAGCATTCAAAGAAGTACCCCGTGTTGCGTCGCGGGTTACTAAACGCGAACCAGTACCGATCCAGAATGTTCTCGGTGAAGAACCCCGCGCCCACCGACCAGATTGCGTCCGGTATGCCGGAAGCCTCGTCGAAGATCAACATCATGCCGTCGTGGTTATGCACCCCGGCGTAGCTGTCCGGGTTCTCTTCCGACCACAGCTTGCCCTCCGCCGCCCAGTAGCGTGCGCCCTTCTTCAGATCGCGCTCGACCAGTTCGGTGATCCATTGCGCGGGCAGCAGCTTGGTCGCCGAGATCTCCCACCAGTGCGCGTTGATCGCCATCGCCGCCCACTTGGACAGCTCCCCCCAAGTGACGCTGCGGAGCTGCGCCTCACTGTTGGCGCTGACGATAACCGTCGCGCCGATGCGCGTCGTCATCATCCACAGGATCAACCAACTGACTAACGCTGACTTACCGATACCGCGCCCTGAAGAGACCGCCTGCCGCAGGGTGTCCATCTGCAACTTGCCGTCGTTCGCCTTGATGTGATCGCCGATGGATCTTAAGACCTCCCGTTGCCACTTGCGCGGGCCGCTGAACTTAGCCAAAGGCGTGTTCGGCTGCCCCCACGGAAAGCAGAACAGCACAAACGCTTCCGGGTCGTCTTTGACCTTCGGCGACCAGAGCCGCGTCATCAGCATCATTTCTTCGTCAGACGAATACAGGGGCTTTTGCATTACCGTACAACCTCACCTTCAATGACGCGCTCATGCGCGGCTTGAAGCGCTTGCGTGATCGAGATGCGCGTATGCACATCCACGTTGATCTCTTGCTTGGGTGTCCAATCGTGGCGGTTCTGAAGGATCGCCAGCGCCGCTTTAGTGTCGCCCTCCATTGCTGCGTTGTGCATCACCTTAGCCAATCGCACTTCAGCGTCGGCTTTGCCCTTTAGCGCGGCTGTTTCCGCAATCGGATCCATCTGGCACAACTGCCGGTATTCAGTAGGCAGCATGCCAGCAGCCAGGGCCAATGCGTCGCCTTTGAGTCCTAGTGCGGCAGCGTCATAGATCGCCTGCAATCGCTGTTCGGTTGCGCGCAGTTGTCGCGTCGAATTTGGAATAGATAGCATCATACGTTTTCTATAGCAGTTTTCGCGGGTCTTGTGAAGATTGTAAGGGATTGCCATATAACTTTTATCAAAATTTTTGTAAAGGATAGCCGTACAGTTGTCAATTTAACATCAAAATTTTTGTGTAACAGTAAGTTTTACGGTTTTCAATCTAACATCAAAATTTTTGTGGCCCCTCCCATAACTGACCACGACCTGCGCCGGCCCTACCCGGGGGCCTGTTTGCACAATGCACAATTGCGCAGCCTGCAAACTGCATCGAGCTGACGGCGTGCGCTGGCGGCTGGCGGCTAACGGCTGATGTGCAAGATGTGCCATTTGTTTGCATGACTGAGAATGCACATGTGCCAATGTGCCGTTTGCGCGGTCGGTTTGCAGTCGCGCTAGGGCGCAAGGTCTATGTGTCATATGTGCCATGCAAACAAAAGACACATAAGGCACATGGGGAGGGCTAAATGCGCGGGGGTTGGTGGGTGCGCGGGCGATGTGTCATTGCATACGTCACTCATGTGTCACCGTTCGGCACATCGTAACTAATTGATTACGCGGCCAAATACGCCCCGATGTGTCAAATGTGTCACTTTTCGTCGTCGGTCCAGCTATATAACACTACTACTGTATATATATACAGTACTTCTATTATTTTTCTGACTAACTAACTAAAAGAACACATTTGACACATAAGGGCCAGAAACCGTTAAATTTCAGATACTTAGCCATGTGCCGTCACCCCCAAAATCGCGACTCATGCGCAACTCATCACGACACATCCCCCACATGTGCAATATTTGCCACCTCTTTTGATGTGTCAAATGAGCACTATGAGAAGAATTTGTTCAAATATCCCTTGCATGATGTACGGAAAGGTCTTACACTAGCTACATCAACTAACGAAACGAGAAAAACAAAATGACTAACAAACTTGAACAGATCGCGATTTCAGCTGTTGTTGCTTCCGTCGCCTTCGCCGGTGTTTCTGTTGTTGTGATGGCTTTCCTCTACTTCTAATCAACACCCCGCGCCGAAAGGCGCGCGCTTATCCCCCCAGACCACAGGAGCGTTAAATCATGCAAGCAATTCAAACGAAGTACTTTGGCCCCACCAACACCAAAGGCTCGCGCATCAAGGCGACTTGTGCGGCTGGCTCGCTAACTATCGATTACCCGCACGAACTAAGCGGGCAGGCCTGCCACCGTAAGGCAGCGGAAGCGCTGGCGGCGAAGTTAGGCTGGTCGGATCACGACGCTCTTTTGGGTGGGCAGTTGCCCGATCACTCATACGTTTTTGTTTTCGACAACGCACTGAGCAGGGGTTGACCATGAAACAAGTACCGATTGAAGGTAGCGACGTCACCAAGATCGCCCCCGTGAATGGCATGCTGCACGTTGGCGGGATCATTCGCTCACCCTCTGACCTTATCAGCATCCGCTGGGAAGTGGATAACGCTTCAGGTTCTACCGAATGCGAAGCATGGCGGGGGCAGGTTGAGATTGATAACCTCACCCGCGAGGGATACAAAATCCTATCCGTGAGCTTACACAAATGAAAATTGAACGCGAACAACGCACCACATGGCGCGATTACGCCTTCGCCTTCGCATGGGCCGTGCTCATGGCATGGTTAGCCGTTCAATTCATCTAGGGGGCGCAGATATGCTGCACGCACTTGAGGAAGGCGCAGTCTGGTACGCCACACGCGCAACCATCGCGGCGCACCTGAGAGCCGGCCGCGTTATTTACTGGCGGGGCAAGTACCGCCTAACAGCTATGGGGCACTGGTCATGCAAATAACTCGCGCTCACGCTCACCACCTCACGCTTACCGGCGCCGCTTACGTTGTGGGCACGATCGGGCCATATCATCTACTTAACACAGGGGAGTTTTTTAAATGATTGATAACCTTAAACACGCGGCCCGGAATGACGGCGCATTTATCGGCGGCGGCGCATTTACGCAAGAAGAATGCAAACAAGCCGCCGCCCTGCTTGAAGCCGCGCCCGAGTTGTTGGCGGAATTGGTAAAAATGACCGACGCGTATGCTCAGGCGATGAAAGATGCGGGCGTTACTTGCTACCCCGAGGCGCTTGTGGTGGTACGGCAAGCCCGCGCTGCAATCGCTAAGGCTACAGGAGGCGCAAAGTGATTCGCCACACCTACGAATATGACGGAATCCTGTTGGATTGCCTGCTGGAGTACTCACCAGCCGTTACAGGCGCACGCGAGCGCGGTATGGGTGGGTTACCCTTAGAGCCGGACTACCCGGCCACTATGGAACTGCTAGAGGCTAAGGTTCAGGATACGGACATCTTGCCGCTGCTCACGCAATCAATGATCGACGACATTGAATGGGAGGCGTTACAGTGCTACTCGCCGTCATAGTGGCTGCGCTTATCGTTTATCTTCTCGACATATGAAAAACGGCCCCTAATTGGGGCCGTTTGTTATTGCTCTACTTCACCTGCCTAAGCGCCCCGCCCACTACACCCGGAGGCGCGTCCTCCACCATGCGCCGCAAGTCTGACTTGCTATGCAAAGCAAGCATCTCAGGCGCAGCGAAAACGTGTTTCTTCGTCTTGAATTCGGTTGATGTAAGGCGCCCCATATCGACCCAACCCGCATCTTTTAAAGCTGCGAATATAGCTGCTTGATGCACCCTCACCCCGCTGGCAACGCTACCTGATAACCTATCCGCCAGCGCGTGCCACGGCGCACCCACCACGCCCTTCGCAAACTCACCTAAGCGCCGTTCCATCAATTCCACCAAATGCGACTCAACACCCGATCTGCCAGTCTGCACCATGATCGCTTTCGCCTCGGTCATAGGTGGGGGCGCGGCAGGGTTCCACTTACTCACGTCACGGGCGGCCAGGAAGCCCGCCACGGCCTCAAACCCACCTGACTGATACCACGACCACAGCGCACTAGCCTCACGCTCAGCAAGACGCCCCGCGTCCGACCACAAACAAAACCACCGGCGATCGTCACTAGGTATCGTGATGGCAGCACGCTCATTAGAAAACGCGACCACGAACACGCGATTAACCGCGTCGTATGGGGGCAAGCCTTTGCGCTGGATAGTTAGATACTCGGGCGGGGCAGCGATGATAGGCTTAAGCTGGTTTTCCAACGCGCGTCTGTCTTTCGCTTCCGCTTGGCGCAACTCCGATATCTGCATTACTTCGCATTCGAGCGCATAACCCCATTGGGAGGCGATTTCCTCGGTGCGTACCAGCGAACAATTGTGCAGGGCGGAACCGCCAATGGCACGAAAGAACGGCGCGAAAAGCGTATCCTTCCCCGAACCGGGATTGCCGCCGAACAGCACTGCGTGGTTGATCTTGATGTTGGCGTGTTGCACCTTATGCGCCAGCACGTTGAGCAGGTGTTCGCGCTCATAATCCTCGGGGACCATGCGGTGCAGGTGCGCGAGCCACGGGGAGACGTCGGCAACAGCCGTACCGGGGCGGGCATCTTGCCAACGGTTACCATACACCCGACCCTCACGTGCCACCAGGATCGACTCGCCGGCGGCGTAGGTCAGACCATCCAACACCCGCGCACCCATCGCCTGGCGGTTCTGGTCGTAACAGCCACTGGCCTCGATTTTGCCGCCTGTGTGAATGCTCTTACAGGACACGTGACGATAAAGGGCGTCAAAGGCACGACGCGTTAACACTCGGCGCTCGATCAGGTCAAAGTAGGCATCCTCGGTCATCACGTACGCGAAACGGTCATACCAGCCCGCCTTATCGATCCGCCCCAGTTCTTTGCGATCCACTTCGGCCACCACTGCGGCGGCGGCGTCTGGATATGCTTCGGTCGGGGCGATCTTGGCGCGCATGTCGCCCATCACCTGGGCAAGCAGCTCCTCGCGCAAGCCCGGCGCGCAAGTAGGGCCACCTTCGGCGGCCACCCACGCGAGATACCGAGTACTGTCCCAATCGCAGCAATGCGCGTGCAGGCACACGTAAGCGCGATTAACCGCATGGTAACGGCCTTCGGGGTTGCCGTCTGTATGTTCGGCGGCATTCGGACAGACCACGCCCGACCAACCTTCAGGGTTACGTTCGGAAATCAACTGCCCCTGCGCACGTACCCACGCCAGCACCACGTCTTTGCCATCATCCTCAAGCGCCACACGGCGCACGCGGGCGGTGTCAGCCTCGGCGGGCACCACCTGAAGGGCTTCGCAGATCTGCTCAAGGGTGTATTCACGCTCGGGCGCAAACTCTACTAGTTTGGACTCAAACCCTTCCCGCCCCGGCTTGAGATTGATTGACCCGGGCAGGCGGAAGTTGCGCACAGGATTGATTGCGCCCTTGTCGGTGTATCCGGCATCAGCAATTGCCTTGATCGCGGCGCTGAACTCGCCCGCTGTTGGTTGTTCGCTGAACACGTAACCCCACTGGAAGTTACCCGGTGAAGTTTCCATCTTCCAAGTCGGTTCTAGCGGCGGTACTTCGGATTTCGTGCCTACATCATCCAGCACCATAACGATCACGAAATCAGCGTTAGCCGCAGACGCAGACGGTTTGCCATCCTTAAAACGAGACACGACAAACGCCCCGGTGTTGCCGTACCAAGCGTGTCCCGGCTTCCATGCGGAAGGCAAGTAAGCGGGCCAACTGCATTTCACTGCGCCATCGGCGTGTTTTTCACCGTTTTTATTTGGCTTCTGCTTGACAATCAAAGCGGTTTCACCTTCACCCGCCAGAGACGTGATAAAATCAAGAAATTGCATTTCATTTCCTCCCAAGGAAATTCGTCCCCCTAGCTCACTACTAGGGGGATTTTTATTTAACTGCAATCAACCCCTTATTGTGTAACTTTCTGTCTGCGGCATTTTCGCTAATCGTTCCGTATTTAAGATTACTTAGAGCGTTGTTGAATTTGTTGCCATCCAAATGTCGAATTTCACAACGCTCATCCATCGACGGACGATATCCTTCAAACGCTAACAACACTAATTCATGCGTGTAAGTTGTTTTTGTGACACCGGCACGCGAAAGTTTGACGCTTAAATAAGTATTGGAAACAAACTGTTTAATGTCTTTGCCCTTATACGTCATGCCTTGGTGACGGCCATAAGGCACAGACCGCGTAAGCGACCGAACATTTCCAAAATTACTTACTTCGTAAAAACCCTCATAGCCGGGAATTGAAGTCCAAATTTCCATGTTCAACCTTTCCCGTAGCGCGTCATTGAATGTACTTCTACATCCAAAGGCAACTCTTTCGCCCATACAGGCGGCGTTTTCATAATCTCGGCGAGCCGTTCCATCGCGGAATCAGCCGCCGTTGCATCTACTTCTAAAACAATTTCGTCATGCACATGCAACACCGCGTCGACCTGTCGGAGCGAATAGCGCAGCAGATCATTCGCAATTGCCTGCGTGATATTCTCGCACGCCAGTCCCTTCCACAAACGCGCACGCGGCCATTCTTTTGCGTCTGCCGTAGGCTTCCATGCGGCTTTTGCATAGGTCACGCCTTCGGCTTCATTCCGCGCAAAGGGATAGCACAACACACGGCCAGAGGGCAGTGCATACCAAAGGTGCAGTCCGTCAAACAAATAAACGACACGCCCTGCGTGGAACTCGTGGCCCTTGTTTCGCATCGCTCGCGTATAGGCTTCTTCCAGATCTTGCCAGTACGGTACAGCCCACGGATTCGCCCGTCGCCAACCATCGACCATGCGCCGAGCGTCCGACTCGGGCAGATGCACGCCATAGACGCGGCCCATCGCAGCGAATGCGCCCACGCCGCCAGCGAATCCACAGGCGAGTTCCTGCACCTTCCCGATCTGGCGCTGCTCTTTGTCGATCTGCTCATATGGCACGTGGAACGTCGCGGAAGCATTCACCTTATAAACGTCCTCGCCACGCTCGAACAGTTCCAGCTTGGCAGTACCTGCGCGACAGTTGGACGCCCACGGATTCACCCGCGCCTCGATACCCGCCCAATCCGCCACGACCAACACCTTCCCCTTAGCGGGAATGATCGCCGGGCGCAGCATGGCCTTTAAGACGTCTGTAACCCGTTTTCCAAACTCAGGCACCACTGAACCGCCTGAAACCATTCTTGCTCGAACGGCGTCAGGTTCTGCGGCGCATTTTCGGGTGAAGTTATGCACCTGCGCGCCGTAGCTACTAGCTCGGCCAGTCGCTGATCCGCCAGCAAAAACGAAGGCTCCCCGGACTCGGTGATCTTCATCATCTGCCAGCGCAGCAAGGCGGCTGAACTTAGCAACCGACGACGCCCACAGATCATCTGCACACTGAATGACTTCTTGGACATGCGGCGGCACCTCCTCGACGTTATCAATCGTCAGCAAATTCGCCCGGACGGTCTTGTCGATTGAATACTTCTCGCCCGTCCACATGAGCTTCTTCGCCTGCTCGCCTACCCGCGCTAGTACCCATTCACGCATCTTAGGTGAGCGCACACTGCGGATCTCGCCGTCTGTCGCTTCGACTACCTTCGCCTGGATCTCTTCCACTTCGGCTTCGGAATACCGCACAGCGGCCAAGCACAGCGGAACGTCTACCAACACGCCCCGGTCGTTGATGCGCTCGTTGGTCTGGTAGTCACTAAGTTCGTCGGCGCTCAGGTCACGCATACCTTTGGAGACGGCACGCATGGCGAGCACGTCCTGCTCGCAATAGGCGATCATTTCGGCCATCAATTTAGCGTCCTGGCGGAACGATCCGTCGGCCTGGGGTACGGATAGCAGCCGAATCAGTTGGCTGCCTCGGTGATCCTTACGCATCACGCTGGACAGCGCGCGTCCCACGTCCTCAAGCGAGCCGGGCAAGCAATTAGCGCGTGCCTGTGCAGCGGTGCAATAGAACTGCTCCGGGTGAAAGTTGATCTGAAGGACGTACCAAAAGATAAGCCGCTCGAAAGCGGCGTTGTGCGCGCGTATCTGGCCCTCATGCGCCAAGATACGTCCAGGAAAAGGTTGATCTGGCGTCCATGTCTGCACGTCCTCATCGTCAAACGCGTAGGACATACACAGCACGTCGGTGCTGGCGTCCTGCGCGTAGTTGTAGACGCCCTTAGCGCGCAAGTCGCAGCGGCTACGGGTTTCGAAGTCGACATAAAGGATCATTCGCTTATGCATCCAATAAGGAATGCCAACACGCAGCCAATAGCCGCGCCTGTACCACCACCAGCGAGCCAACCCACGAAAGTGCAGAATGTTGCGAATGCCCAGAAGTCCATCTTCGTTTCCTTTAGATTAGTTTAGTGTGGTGCTGACGGTCGGATTCGAACTGACGACCTACCGCTTACAAGGCGGTTGCTCTACCAACTGAGCTACGCCAGCACAGGCTGTTGATATTGCACCAACAGAAAAGCAAACCGAGAACACCGAGTTTCCATCCCCATGAAAGTTAGGAATTCCCGATTTGCTTATCTGTTGGTCCGGGGAAAATCAGCCTGCGCCCCGGTTCGCAGGTACTACTTACACGCTACGACGGCGACGACCCGGCGTTGATTCTTGCACTGCTTCAGCATCCCCTTCAGCGGGCGCTTCCGGTTCTGCTTCCATGCTCACGAATTCGACAATATCGAAGATCGGAGTATAGATACGGCCATACGACTTGTGCTGATAATGCTCCTTCTTCAGACGCACGACAGGCACAGGCTTGGTCTGGTCGGCATCAACCTGAGTGGCAATCGCCACAGCCAGTTCTTGCACTGCACGCTTACCGCCGACCGAGGTCACGTTATAGCGCGCTTCCATCCCAACATCTTCGCCCTTGATGCACTTAAGCGACATACCGACTTGCGTCTCCCAACCGCGTTTAGCGGCAGCAGGCGCAGGGCCGACTTCCGGCAGCGGTTCAGCAACGGGCACCATCTTTTCGCCCAGCACTTCCCCGTCGCCCCATGCAATGAAACCATGCACGAAGGAGAACGGATTCACTGCCCACAGGCTGTCATCTTCTACTTCGGTTTGATCCGCGCCGAACACCCAGTGGCCGGTCTTGTCCATCTTGATAATGACGGAACCAGTCGGGCCAACATCGGACGCGATAGAACGCAAAGCGGTTGAAAGCGAAGCAACTGCGGGAAGGTTTGCACCAGCGAAAGCGACAAGATTAGACATAGTTTTTCCTTTAGATCAGTTTAGAGAGGGCAGCAGTCAATTGCTGTCCGATTTGCAACACTTCAGGCCGGGCATCACTCACATGAGCGAGAGTGCTACCCGACGAAGTTGATGCTACACAATCCGGCAACGGTTGTCCAAGATTTTTTAACATCTTTTCTGCCTTGGCGGGTGAGATCAGAACGCGGTCATAAATGTACTCTTCCAACAGGTGTTCCGACAGTGCAGCGCGCGCAGCATCTTCATCCGTCCAACGCCGGACGGCACGCTTGGCAACCAGCTTATGCTCAGGCAGTTTGATCCCCTTCTCCAGCATCTGAAACGCCAGCGCGCGGAGATCTGTAATCCACCCCTCTAGTACATCGGCATTTTTAAGATAGGCGCTGATCTGCGCTGCGTCCAGGTCTTGCAGCGACGTCTTAAGCGCGCGATCAACTGCGCCCGTCATTTTGGGGCAAATGGGTTTTGCGGCACACCAGCGGCAGTGGTCGCCCGCGCTCAGGTTGGCGTCAGGTTTCTGTGCTTCGCGTACCGCCATCGCCAGCTCATGTTCGAACGCCTTGATGCGCTCCGGCGTAGTCACCCAGCGGCTAACGCCTTTGGTCGGCTGGACAATCACGCACTCGATTTCTGTTGCACCCTTAAACACCCACTGCACTTCAGGGGTGCGCATCGCAGCGGCAGCGTAGAACAGCAGTTGTGGATTCTCTTCCGCTGTCACCAGCACGCCGTCGCCAAACTTCCAGTCAATTACCAGAGCCTTAGTTCCAATGCGACCCAATAGGTCAGTAGAGCCAAAAACGTCAGGTAAAAAATCACCAAAACCCACTCGGGTTTCGACAGCGAATTCCATTTGTTTCGTCGGGTCGATTTCGTCGAGAGCCGCGAGCGCCGGTAGTAACTTGTCATCTATCAGTTCCTGGGTAAGTTCAATGTCTTGATACTTCATGCCTAGGAACGAATCCACCGGCAGCGATTTGTCCAATATGTCGGCGATTACGTTGTGCAACAGCGTGCCTTCATCTGCGTACTTGCTAGACAGTTGCGGCGGCATCTTATTGACCAACGCCACGCTACCGGGGCACGCCATCACTCGCTTGGCGGTGCTACCGCCGACTACTTTACTGTGTTGCATTTGTGTTTCCTCCGTTTCAGGCTGAATAATAATTGAAAAAAAGTTTTTGACAACCTAATTTTTCATGCTAGAGTGAGTCCATGAAAGAACACGAGATAGAAAGTTACTTTGTCTGGGTAGTCGAGATGCAAGGCGGGCTGACATACAAGTTTAAAAGCCCATCCCATCGCGGCGTCGCTGACCGGATTGCGTGTCTGCCGAACGGCCAAACTTGGTTTGTTGAACTTAAAACCAAAGGCGGGCGCTTGTCAGAACTCCAAAAATTGTACGCACGAGACATGCGCAGCTTAGGTCAAAACTATGCGTGCCTCTGGACTAAGGAACAGATTGATGAGTGGGCCAACACTTAGGTCGTATCAAAACGAAGCGGCTGATTTTATTTACGAGCACGACCGCGCAATGATTCTCGCGCCAGTCGGTGCGGGTAAGACAGCAACCACGCTGACAGCCATGCAAGACGCGATTAGCGACGGCGTAGTCAAACGATTCTTGGTGTTGGCACCTAAGCGTGTCTGCACCGACGTATGGCCTGTAGAGCGTCTTATCTGGTCGCCATACATCACTATGGCCGTGGCGGTCGGCACGCCTGAACAGCGGCTGACTGCGCTGAACAGCGGCGCAAGTGTGGTCGTCACCAACTATGACAATTTGTTATGGCTGGCGAATCAAAAGCTGGACTTTGACGGCGTTGTGTTTGATGAACTGACGCGCCTCAAGAATCCGTCAGGCGCACGTTACAAGGCGCTGCTGAAAGTCATTGAACCCATGCGTGTGCGTTGGGGTTTGACTGGCAGCTTTACCAGTAACGGGCTTGAGGACGTGTTCGGCCAGTGCAAGATCATTGACCAGAACCTGCTTGGGCGCAGCAAGGGCGCGTTCATGCAGACGTACTTTGTGCTGATTAATGCCGACTACGGCGAGTGGGCGCCGCGTCCTGGCTCGCTTGATCGGGTCATGCAGAAGATCAAGCCGGCGACGTACCTGCTGGAGCCGGGCGAATACAAGGACACGCTGCCGCCGTTGCATGCCGTTGAAGTGCGTTGCGACATGGAAATGACGCCGTACAACAAGATGAAGAAAGACTTCGTGTTTGAAGGTATTACGGCGGTAAACGCGGGGGTCGCTGCGGGCAAATTACAGCAGATGGCGTCGGGGTTTGTCTATGAGACGACAAAGAAACCCCATCCCGATAAGCCGGGCAAGTTCATTGTAACGCAGATCCCGGTGCGATTCAGCGCGCACAAGTTTGATGCGCTGGACGATTTGTTAGAAGAAAACCAACGGGCGAATACCATCATCGCCTACACGTACCAAGAAGAGTTGGCAGAACTGAAACGGAGATACCCACATGCAGTCACCCTCGAAGATCCCAACGCAATCGAACGCTGGAATGCTGGACGTGTTGAGCTACTGCTTGTCCATCCAAAGTCTGCCGGTCATGGTCTTAATCTCCAGCATGGCGGCTGCAACATGGTATTTCTTTCGTTGCCTTGGTCGCTGGAACTGTACGAACAAACGGTAGGGAGACTACATCGAAGCGGCCAACGGCATGATGTGTGGTGTTACGTCATGCTAACCAACAAGACCGTCGATGAAAAGATATGGGCCGGACTACATAACAAACGGACCATATCGGATATTGCACTGGAGGCACTGAAGTGAAAAGACTGGATCATTGGAGAACGCTGTTGAAAGCAGCAAAGGCGGAACTTCCCATGCGGCGGCGGGCATCTAACGCCGCTGCGCGAAGCCTGCGCAAACTTGAAGAGAAGATTGAAAAACTGGAGCAAAAAATTGAACATAACCTGGCGAGTTCTTAATGATGTACTGGCGTCCAAAACAGAAGAAGAAGTTTTGGAACTGCTGACTTTTGAGCGCGAGAACCTTTGCCGCGTTACGTTCTTGGAGCGGTTGCATCAACGGTACTGCGCGCTTCGCGCGAGCAGGGAACGCATCGAACTACTTAAGGAGGCGAAAGCACCATGAAGTTAGCACGCAGGGCTGTAAAGTTGTTCCCGTTTAAAGACTACACAACACGACAAGCTGTAATTCACGTCCGTAAGGCGTGGCTGCGTTCAATGCTGACTCTGGGGGACAAATGGCTTCTCGCAAACGCAAACCGCGTCCGATAGAGATTCCGTGTCTCGTACTGAGTCAGATAGTGCCTGACTCGCAGATAACGCTTCTGACGGCTTTAAATGCGTTTGTTGAGGGGTGGGCTACACCTACGCATTTTGACGTCATGTTGGACACCAGAGACTTGCTGCTGTTGGGTGCAAGCGCGAAAGATGATGAAGGAGTCATGGCAGTTTGCCGCGCAGCAAACATCGCGCTGGCGAACATCCAAGACAGCTACAACGGCGCGTTCAAGTCAGAACAAGAAGAGCTAAACGCGTTGGCAATGTTGGTCGATATATCAAATGACTTTTGGAACCGGCAGTCTGGATCGTTGTACCGCGCCGCATACATTGCTTTGAAAGAATGGCGGCAAAAACAGGGAGCGGAAAATGAAGGTCAGCGCAACGAAAGAGGAACCCATTAAGCCTGGCTGGTACGTTGTTGAATGGGGCGAGTTTGCAGCAAGTCCGACGCTGATTTATTACGACGAACGTGGCTGGCAACGCAGCCCAGGCAATGAAAGTTTTTTTGGTACGCACGAAGGCGACGTATGGTGGGATGAGTTTGAGCCTAGCGACTTCACAATGTTTCTCTTGAGGGTAATGGCATGAATTGGGCGGAGTATGTAAACACCATACCGCAGACGCTTGATGAACGCAGGATTGAAAAATCTGTCCAGTACAAACGAGAGAAGCGAAATGAATACGAGCGAAAAAAGCGGGCTTCCAAAAAAGTGGTGCAG